TAGGTCCGTTAAGACGAATACAATGCAGTTAGCCATGATGATGTTTAAACACGCGGCTGCTGCACAAAGAGATAGAAAGGCGAACCACCCAGATTGGGAGGAAGACCCTGACTATGAACCTACTCGATTCGAGATAGAATTATCCGGAACGATTTATAGTGAAATAAACATGAACCAAAAGAGAATGTCTCAACTGGTTTTTGCTTTCATTACTTTTGATCTTATAGATCAAGGTTACTTTTCTGAGAATTGGAAGCCTTTAAAAGGTTTCGACTTTTCTACAGAATCAATTGGCGAACCTGGGCTAAAATCCAGGATCGTCACTAAGGGACCTGCCGTAGTGCAGGTTTATTAGCAATAGTGTGCGCACGTTTTCAATAATATATTGAGACATGCGGACGTAGTTACTCACGGACTGTTCGGAAAATCAGCCGCGTGGGATTTCTATATAAACAGAGTTAGAGCGAAAAATCCTTTCGCCTGTTCTGATAATAGCTTGTTTTAGACCTGCGATTATACTGCGGCTACAGACTGGATGGAAAGAGAACCAACCAGAATAGCTTTTAGATCTTTTTGCAAAGGATTAGGAATAACTAATACTTGGCTTTAGGAATCAGGCAATTGTATAACAATGCCAATGATGTACGATGGGGAAACTCCTACTTTAAGGGGTGTACCCATGGGTTTGCCTATGTGTAAGCAACTGCTTACCATATGCAACGGTATGATCTTGTCCAGAGGAAATACTCCTCAGGCAGGATGTGGAAACAGTAGTCTTGGAGACGACTGTATAGCATAAGGTTCTCTAGAGGACCACCTTATAACTTAGGAATTAATGAAACAAATTGGGTTTAAACCCAACGATAAAACATTGATTGCGAAGTTTGGTTGCTGCTACGGAGAGGCCGTTTAGGTCAAATCTGTAGCTTGGAGACAGGATCCAAACAAAACTGGTTGGAATCCTAATGTAACTGTATGGGAGACTCCTGAAAATTGTCAGGAGCCGCCATTCATAGATTATTTTAAAATGCGATTATTTTCTGTATTTCAGAAGACAAACGCAGATTCAGATTGTTCCCCCTTGTACGGGAGGAATGATATGTTTAATAGGCAAGTAAGTTGGATGAGACCAATTTACAAAGGCCAAACAGAGGTTGCTAAGCGAGTATTCGCTAGAAACTTTTACAAATACATGCCCTTGTCAATGTATATTACATTGCCTGCAGAATCAGGAGGGCTTGCTATAGGGGTTCCACCGTCTTTAGAACACTGGGACCAGAAT